ATAAATCCATGCGTCGCCATAAATCCATGCGTTGCCATAAATCCATGCGTTGCCAGAAACCTGTGCGTCGCCATAAACCCGTGCGTTGCCATAAACCTGTGCGTTGCCAGAAACCCGTGCGTTGCCAGAAACCTGTGCGTTGCCAGAAACCCGTGCGTTGCCAGAAACCCGTGCGTCGCCATAAATCCATGCGTTGCCTTCTTGTGAAAGGTTGTTTTCTTTCTCTATATATCCACCGAGTTCTCCCTTTGATACACAATCAAAACTAATTTCTGCTTTGATTTGGTATAACGTAGTTCCGAACCAATCTTTTGTATTTGATGTTAAACTATATTTTTTCATATATTTATATTATTTACACACCATCTTATGATTTCCATCTATATCGACCATTGGTTCACAGTTTTTATAATGTTCTAGCATTGCGTCGTCTCTTTTGTTACTTGCGAGTCCTATCTGAAAGACAATGAATATGAAGATAAGGACGAATAGTATTTGTAAAAATGTTTTCATGATAGTTTCATCCAATTAAGGACAATGCTCCGTGCTTCTTGTTTTTCTACTCCAAATTCATCTTGAATAAACATTGGTGCTTCAAACATGTTTATCTTCCCACTTTCCCGAAGTTTATCGAGATACTCTTTGTGTTCTTGATTCATTTATTTTGTGATCGCTAACTTGTAATGAGTATAGTATAACGCAAGCCCCTTTCGTATGCAATGTGGATAACTATTGTCTGTGTGACCTAACCCACCGCATATGTTCACTGATTTCTTCTCTAGTCTTTCCTTTGAATTTCTTTCCTTTTTTACCGCCGATTCTACCGTTTAGTTTGAAAAACTCAGGTGAGTATTTTTCTAATTCACCGGATTCGATAATTGCTTGTATGTTTTTTTCGTCGTCTGTCATGTGTCTAGTGTGTTTATTATCCTTTGCCTATAATTTCCTTTGATCCATTTTTCGTGTGCTGGACATACCTTGTCGCTTTCAAAGTCTAGGGCGAATTGTTGGTCTTCTTTCGCCCACCTACCGCAATAGATACATCTATTTTCCAGTTGGTAGTTGTAGTTTTTTCCTCCTTCGCCGAAGACTGCCATTAGAGTTGATTTCGTAGCTCATCATCTTTGAGAGAAGCGTACTTTTTAGCTATTTTGATAAACTCTTCTATCTGCGTTATTTTTGCCTTCTGTGTGCGATATTGGGCATAAATGGGTTCTGCCTCAATTATTGCTTTTGCTCTCGATACAGGGCAATTTTGGTCCTTCAGGAGGGTGTATCGTTGCCGAGCTATCTCACTTTCAAGAGTTATGAGCTTTGCGTGTTCTCCACCGATTAAAACATTCAGTTTTATGCACTGGTCAAGCCATACGCTTGGGTGGACGATTTGGTCGTTTTCCACCCAAGTCTTCATGTCTTGGATTATGCTGTCTACTGTAATCATATTAGCTGAAAGGAATATCGTCTGGAAATTCGTTTTCTGGGTAGTCAATATCGGTATTTCCGATTTTAGGTGGGAATACCTTGTCTTCAACCTTTCGTAGTCGTGTATTAAGTTCTTGTACCATAGCCATCAAAACGTCTTCTTTATTTGGAGTTTCAAAGTTAAGGTACTGTCCATTTTCTTTAATGACGATTTCTACCTTGTCACCCTCTTTCCAGTTTTGGTTTGATTTGTTTTGAAATCCTGAAATCCACTTGTCACCATATTCTTTTGTTTGGATACTGAGTCGTGTGTATGGGTTTCCTGTTTTTGACTTCAAAAGGTTTCCTTGTTTGTCTTTGTCTGTTGTATAGATTTTTGTGAGTGTTACTTGGTTCATGTTATTTGTTTAAAAGTTTATGTAATAGTGTGCAAGCTTCAAATGCTTGCTTTAATTGTTCTATGTTCATTCGGTACTCTGGTGTAGGTGTTGGTGATCCGAACGGAAAGATAATTACTTTTGATATTGGCTTTGATAGTTTGAGTACAACTTTCCCATCTGATGTGAGTACACCGTTTTCCTCTATCTGGATAGCATATCCTGCACATTGTATAAATTGGCTTTCGTATGCTTCCTTACTTGATTTAAAGTCTATGATTGCATATGTTCCGTCTACCATTTCCGCTCCAACATCTGATATACCACCTACCCATAGTCTTTCAGAGTAACAGTTAGCTTCTGACCAGATAAATCGTTTGACGTTGTTCGTCGCCCATTGAGCAAAGATTTGTACTGGTCGCTCGTCCGTTTCTCTTGGGAGCATTGGTTCTCGTTTGTTCTCTTTGATACATTTGTTTATGTAATTTTCTAAGAGAGCGTGCATATCAGTTCCAGCTTGTGCTGAGGTGTCTAGTTTTACGCTGTGTGCCTTGTATGCTTCGTCTAGAAGTGAGAGGTATTCTTCGTCTGACATTTCAGCTATTTGAGATTTTTTCTCTTTTGCTTTTTCTAGTCGGATTTCTTTTTTAGCTTCTTTTGAGTTTACCCACCCAAGTTTTGCTACTGCGAGTCCTGATGCCCACCAAGTGAGAGGTTTTGAGAGCACGCCGACAATCGTACTTGTTCCGAACAGTGGCTTACTGTTGAGAGTGTGGAGATGTTGTTTCTTTTCGTCTAGGTATCGGTAGCCTTGTTTTTGTTCTTGGTACTCAAAATCCTGTGCTTCGTTTTTCTCGTGTTCTTTTTGTTGTGAGAGTTCGTTTGATTTCATGTTAGAAGTTTTCTACTTTATAAATTGCTTCTAGTTTTTCTTTTATTTTGTCTTCAATTCCGATACCGTCTTCTGTTGGCATGAATACGTCACCTTCGCTATTGATTTCTACTGCAAACGAAAAGTAAATGTTGTTACCAGACTCTGTTGTGAATGTTGCCTCTACGATTTGTTTTTCCATATGTTTTATTTGCTAACTTAATAATACCTATATCTTATACGAAAGGGGGTTCTGTGTCAACTGTTGAAAACCTTACAACATACTAGCCATCTCACTTAGTCTTTTTATCTCATGTTCTTTTGCGAGGATGTATGAATATAATCTTTTCTCGGCTTCTTTTTCTATTTTCCTAAAAAGGTTGAAAAGTATCGGTTCATTTTTTATCATCTCATCAATTTCTTCGTAGGGTGTTTTGAAGACATATTTTTTTCGGAAGTCTAGGTTGTCGCTCATTGCTACTGTTGTCTTGGTAGCCAGTCCTAAACTTTCCATGTATCCGTAAAACATTCCGTGTTCTAGTTTTCTGTCAATAAAGAATTTTAGTAGTGCGTCTGAAAACATCATCTCTTGTTTCTCTTCGTTTCTTTTTTGTATTTTTCCCATAATTATTTAGTTAGCTGTTTAATTAAAGTTTCCAGGGTCCAATCTATGTCCTTGTATTTTGTTTCTACTTCTTCTTTTGCGGAGACAATCTGATCGTCGGTGTAAACGGATAATGCACTCGCTGATTTTGCGTGACGCTTTATGAAAGCGGAGAGTTGAGACTTAGTTGTGATTTTCGGGCGGAGGGTCGCTTTCCTAACATCCATGTAAAAACCAATTATGTTCAAATGTCTACTTTTACTGTCTTCTAGTTTTTTTAACTCTTGTGAGAAATCTACAGCGTCGTCGGTAGACGACAATATATGTGTATCCTTCCTATGTGTATCCTTAGTGTCGCATGGGTGCGACATGGATAGGTGCATGGGTGCTACATGGATAGGTGCATCAGTGCTACTTGGAGTCCATGTTGCATCAGTGCTACTTGGTTTGTTTTTCCACACACTTTTGTCCATGAGAGTGTAGGTATTATGCAACCATACTCCTTTTTTGTTTCGTATTCTTTTCCCTTTTTGTATGATATTCCACTCTTCAAGAATCTTAATTGAACGCATTGTTGTGTGCCTACTCACCCCTATTTTTTCTCCCATTGTTTCCATTGAAGGAAAACATTCTTGGTTTTTATCAGCATGACGACACAAAACAAAATAAACCATCGATGTCGTGGTTCCTAGATGTTTTGCGTATCCATTCAAATAAGCGTCATCAACAAAAAACTTTTCTTTGTTTCTCATGTCCCTTACTTCAAAATACTCTTTTTCCATATTTTATTTGTTCGTTAGTCCATACCTCACCCGTTTTGCAAGTAGGTGAGATATAGGCTAACGAATGCAAAACTTATAATATATACATTGTACAATCTATTTTGTAAATGGTATGTGGATAAACTAAAATGCCCGGATCAAGGGGCACTTTAGGATTTTGCCTAGTCGTCATCTTCTTCTATGTAGTATGAATATATTTTATTGAGTACTTAAAAGAGCTGTTGAGCGTCGGGCAAGAGCGACACTTCTATTGTACACCAAGTGCTTGACATTTTTCTGTGTATATCTTTATTTGCTCTTCGTACCATTGAATATCTAGCTTTACCGGAATATGTCTACCACTCTCCAATTCTTCGATTATTCCTTTGCCATATTTTGCTTCTAGTCGGAGAGCGTAAGTAGCTGGTTGTCCACCATAGAGCATGTTGCACGCATAACACTGGCAATTATTATTTCGTTCGTCGTACCTTGTTTTGAGATATTGACGAGGGTTGAAATGACCATTTTGCATCCGTTTCGGATCATCTTTCTTTGGACATGTAAAACACTGTCCGTCATCACGCCAACGAATGTACTTGCTGAAAATTTTATCCAATTCTGCTTTATATTTACTTAGTGATTTTTCTCCCTTCTTGGTTTTCATATCTCTTTATCCAGTTACAATTTGCACAGAGAATTTGATAATTTGAAGGATTTTGTTCTATCAATTCTCTTTGTTTTTTTCTAGTAAGACTCATTTTTTTGCCTTTATACATTTTTCTTTCTAAATGTCCTTTTCCATCAATATGGTCAATTTGCAAAGCTCTCCAATCAGTAAATCCACACTTTGAACACATTCCTTTTCCTATTTTATTTAGTAAATCAAGTCTGTTTTTCTTGTGGTGTTCTTTGTGCCATGCAAGTCTTTCATACCTTTTTTCAAGATAACGCTTTTTAGATTTATCATTTACTCTTAGTAGAAACGTTGGATCATTTTTTTTCTGTTTGTTATACCAGATTTTAGTTCTCTCTTTTATTTTTTCAGAATTTTTTTTATAGTACTCCTTCATTGTTCTTAACCTACTTTCTCTTTGTTCCAAATATTTTTTATTACTATACATAAACTAAGTATAGCATAGTCTAAACGCTTTTTATAAAATGTGAGTGTTTTCTTTTTCATGTTCTTGTCTGTGATGTTTTTTACAAAGCCACAAAACTTCGAGAGGTTTTGAATAGTCCGTATGATGGGCTTCTATTTTCTCCTCCTTGCATTTTTCACAATGCTTCGGTTTTTTGATGAGACCTTTTTTAATCCAATAATGAAGTTTAGCTCGTGCACTCTGTTTTTCTTTGTGTTTTTCAACAGAACGGTAGACAGCTTCTCTTATCTTTTTTATTCCACCAGAATCCCTATACTTTTTAACTCTTTCAGTGTTGCAGTCATTACACCAGTAGTAGTATATTTTTTGACCTTTTTTATTTATTCGACTACAAACTTTAACAAAGTAATCTGTGATCTTTTTACAATGTGAACATTTTTCCATATATTTCCCAGAAAAGAGGAGACTGAGTTAGCGACAATCTCCTCGTTTCTAGTGCTAACTTCTAATACTTTTATTAAAAAGAAGTCGGCGAGTGTCGGCTTCTTTTAATTAGCTGATGTGAAATCCATTTGTTTATGCTCGATTAAAAAACCAAGCCAATACTCTGGACTTACACGATAGTAATCCCAACCATTGAGTTGTGCTTCATTACAGGTGTTACACCTCATACGGACGATTATACGCTCTTCTGGAGGGTATTCTCTGCTGTAACGGATAAACTCAAACTCATGGTAGACATCTCTGTGTATAACACAGTCGTCAATCACTTGAACGGGTTTGTGTTTAAGGAACATGGCTTTAGTTTATATTTCTATTATAGAACACAAAATCCACAGTCTCCTGTGAATAAGTGTGGAGTTGAGAGATGTATAACGTTACTTTCCCACTTTCACGTTATACACAAACTATCCTGTTGAGAGGATAACATAGAAAAACTCACTTGTAATAGTGAGTTTTAAATACTAAAAGTTATCGGTACATGAACAGTCTTTCCTCTCTTCTTATCAACAAGAAAAAATGCTTGTCTTGGTTTCTCATAATCGGCTGCGATTGCAACAGCGAAAGCATTGTATCCAATAAGTGAACCATTAAGGATGAACAGGTCTCCATCAATTTTGTAATTGTGGAAATGCCCGAAGACATCAAGATTGGCGTACTTTACTTTTTGCCACTGTGCGATTGCTTTTCTAGCTGGGATATAAATACCGCCAACTCCTCCTGCAAAACGCATAGCGTGTCCGTGATGGAAACGAACAGTGTAGCTGTCAAACACAGTAAGATACTGGTGGTATCCTTGTGCAATAACAAACTTCACTCGCTTGTTTTTCTCAAAGTAACGAGACAAGTGAGAATACATAATCGTCTCCAAAGAGTTACCTTGTTCGGTAGAGATGTGAACCTTTCGGGTGATCCGGGTATGGTTTCCAACACAACAAGGGATAATCAGCTTTACCTTTGTGTGTGCGAGAATATACTCAATACCACTTGCGATAAGTTCTTCAGCAAAGATGATAGCTTCAGCAGGACGAAGTAAACAGTTTTCCAATAGTTCATCATGAATGTTAGAAGAGATAAAGTCTCCCAACAGTGCAAGTACAAGCGTGTCAATTTTCACATCTTTCTGTTCCTTTGATAAAAGGCGAACAGTGTTTTGGAAAAACTCTTCAGCTCGTTGTTTTGCAATTTCAAGATTGTACTTGTTTAAACCATTTACTTTTTCTGGTGCTACCAACTCTTCTAAATGCCAATCTGACGCAATAGCGAAAGCAACTGCTTCACTGTTCCCTGATGATACACGATAGTCAATCACGGAAGTTTTGAAGTCTTCTGTTGCGAGTGCGATTTCCAATTCTTTTCGTACTCGTTCAGTTTCGTCGAGAAGCATTTTATACTTCTTGTCGGTTTCTGACTTACTACGAGAGAGCTGTACTACTTTGCGGTCTTCTTGGATTTTCTCCTTGACTTCTTGTAAAGTTACTTTTTTCTTAATGCTAGACTTCTTTGGAAGTCCTAATTTGTCAGCGAGTCTACCTAAAGTAGTTTCTGACATTTTGAGTTCCTTTGCTAATACCGCTACAGTTTTGGTCGCCCAATTCTTTTTGATATAAGCGTGCAACTCTTTGGTTGATAGTGTTTTCATAGTACTTTTTTCTTCATTATACTAACTTTAAATATAAAGTTATGAACATTAAAAAAACACATCGATAACTGACGTGTCTATACCTTCTAATAAACATTTTAGTTGTTCATCGTTTATTCGATTACAGTCGTATGCTTGCAACATTAAATAGACAAAATCTTTCTGTTGATCTTCTGACATCTGTTTAAGATTTGCTATATAAGTATCCATACTTTAATTATAGAAGAGTTTTGCACAAGTGAGTTGTGTATAAGTTGTATAATGAGGTTAAATCAAAGCTCATCAAAATGAAAAAAGGACAGCGTTATGACTACCACCACCGATTACCTCAACGGCAAGGTGGAACGGATACTTTTCCAGAAGGAAATCTCGTCCGAGTGAAACAGGAAAGACACCGCCATTGGTCGGCATTGTTTTCTGGAGATAGAACTCTTGAAAGTATTGTTGATGAAATCAATGGAGTTTGGATTGACCCCCGTTACATTTTAAAAATCCAAAAAAGATGAATGACCTACTCGGAAATGAAAACTTCTACTGTGCCTATTGTACGAGAATACAATCAGGTGAGATACTAGAAGTACGACAACTTCATAAAGAAGTGTTGAAAATCTATCGTTGTGATAACTGTGGAAATGTATCCACAAGAAAAGCACCTGATTAGGGTGCTTTTACTTATATGCTGGAGAACTAGGAATCGAACCTAGGTTTAGGGATTCAAAGTCCCCCGTCCTACCTCTAGACGATTCTCCAAGGGTTCACAAGGCAGGACTCGAACCTGCAATCTACCGCTTCGAAGGCGGGTGCTTTATCCATTAAGCCACTTGTGAGTGGTGCGGAAAGAGAGACTTGAACTCTCACGACTTTCGTCATCAGTTTCTAAGACTGACGTGTATACCAATTTCACCACTTCCGCATGGTCAGAATACTGGGAATTGAACCCAGACCGCAGGTATCCAAGACCTGAATGCGACCATAACACTTTATTCTGTTACTAAAAAAGACATCGTAGAGATGTCTTTTGGGGTGACTACAGGGAATCGAACCCTAGTCTACTCGGTCACAGTGAGGAATGTTACCACTACACCATAGCCACCACGAAAGACACCTCATTGAGGCTCTGCGGTAGTTGATGTTGTCGAAACATTTTTGTCATGGATATAGTATACCAAAAACACAAAATCCCCGCAAGGGGGACTGTGTATTACTTCTTTTTAAACTCACACGTCTCACACAAGCCACCTGTTTGGTGTCCGTATAAGATTTTTGTTTCTTTTGTACAGTGTGAGCATTTCATTTTAGCCATAAATAGATTTGTAACAGCTCCACATTCCTTGTTTACCTTCTGAAAATGCTTTTGCCATAAATTGGATTGAAAATTCTGGATCAGTAGCCTGTTCATAAGTTACATGAGGGTGTGAAGGTGCATGAATTTGTGCCAAACCAAAAGATTGTTCTCGTCCTCCCTTGTTAGTATGAAGTGATTGAATCGTTGGATTCCACCCCGACTCACATGTGATGACGGCTTTCATTTGGCTTGCCGATACGTTGTATTTCAAAGCGTATCTCTCTACCATTTCCTCTAAACATTCTCGCCCTATGTTACATAAAGGCGGTAAATCCTCTGCATGAGCGACTGTCATACTTTGTGGGAAAGATAACACAGCAACGCATACGAATAGAATAATTTTTTTCATATATAAGGGTTTCGCTCCCTCAACTCTATGGTTGTATTACCACTCAACCAATTTCATTTTTTTCAAGATCCATTTGAAGAGTTCCGCTAAGCCGTATTTAAACGCTGTACGAAACGCAACAATGACGATACCTGAAATGACTGAAAACTTCATAGTAGTAAAATCAATATGTTCTATATTGAGAACTAATACCGGAAGAAATCCAGCGAAAAATGAATTGATTGCACTCTTTACCTCTGGGTGTATTTTTAACTTTTTCATATTTATTAAATAATAACCTCCTAATAATTATCTCACTCACTCAATTTGATGCAAGGGGATTATTTAATTTCTATTTCAAAATCTTTTCCTCCCATCAATGCTTCAAACTGTGAAATCGTTTTACCTGAATTGAGAACGTCTACATTCTTATCTTTGTTGATATCTTTCAAACTATCTCCTAAGAGTAAACAACCTTGAATTTGTGTGTGGTAGTTTCCAGCGTGAATCCTGATCGCCGAACGCTTCGGCACAGATAGTAATTCGTATGTTTTCTTTTTAAACTTTGGAGAGTGTGTGAACTTGCACTTATATACTCCTTTTGGAATACATGAGACGTTACTCTTGTTGTCTTTCCAAGCGAGTTCAAGGGTATAGCATTTGAACCCTTTGTATTCTAATATACCGATTGTTTGAGTTCCGTTGTCGTTAAGTCTTCGGACAGTAACCTTGTCTCCTCCGAGAAGATATTTTACATACTCATCAAGTGTCTTTGGTTTAGCGTCAAGGTAGATGTGGAGTGTATCTGGGATACCTTTCTTGTCAGCGATTGCGTGAAGACACTCATGAACAAGGTTGTAGGCAATGTATGAGAATCCATAATACTTTCTTTTTGTTTTCTTGGCGTAAATCTCAATAGTCTTGTGTGTCTCGCTGTGCTGTCCTGCAAGTGAAGCTGTCTCTAAACTTTTTGCTTTGTTTACAATCAGTCCATGATAATCAAAATTTGTACCTGCGTGTGAGATTCCTATCGCTTTTACTACCTCGCCTTTAATTGACTTTGTAAGGCGTTTTTCAAGCTTAGAGTTGCTAGTCTTCACATCGTAGTATTCCTCTCGTCTAGCGTCAAAATTGAGGCTCTTGTGAGAGAATTCTATACCTAGAGGCAACAAGTAGGCTTGAGCCTCTTTGATACCCTCTTCTATCTCTTTCCAGTCTTCTGTTTTTCCTAAAAAGATTTTCATTTTGATTTAATAAACTCTTTTAATTTTTTAATAAGTACAATAGGAGTTGGGTATCCAGCCTTTCCTACGTTTTCAAGGATAGATACAAGTTCAGTAGTAGCGAGGAATATCATAACTGTTTTGGCAATGAATAAGTCTGTGCCAATTATAAGTTCTGTGAAATATCCAGCCGAGATTGCCACAAAGTAGAGAACGTACTTAAGAGCAGTATCAAAAATCCTTCTAGACGTTACATCTTTTTTCTGTCGAACCGCTGCTAAAATGCCTGTAACAAAATCAAAAGATATAAGCATGAATACCCCCGTTAAAAGAGGTTGTGAAATATCACCAAAGGTAAAATCAACCGCAATACCTGATAGTACCGCAAGGCATTTGAGGAGAACATTATTACAAGCGTCTCCGAGATATTCAGTTGCTTTGGTGAATTTGTAAAGCATATAGTTACAATACTACCCCTATTGGTATATAAGAATCATATATTGTTTTAAACGACATGTTTCTTGGTGCACAAGTTCTACTTCCTGCTGTGCGATTAAACACTCCAACGAGAAGGTCTCCAGCCACACAACTGATGGAATCAACAGTGTTTTCATAGTATCCTGCCACTCCTGCTGTTACTGTAATTACAAGTGAAGTTGGAGATCCATTTTTATACATTGTGAATACTCCGTCAGTTGAAAGTCCGTTAGTGTTCAATGCTATGTTCCAATTTGATATTGTCATATTAGCTGGGACTTCCCACTCAAGTAGACTTATATTACTTGAAGCAAATGATTGATACGAACCAATAAGGGAAAATACTGTGTTATCAGTACCGAATGTACTGATTGTTTGTTCGGCGGCGTACTGCACATTGTCTACCACGTTTGGTTTGAGACAAAATGTTGTACGAGCTGTTGTAATCGAACCAGTACCTGTATTTGTAACACGTCTTGTTTGTGTTCTATCTGTTGCGTCGAGTACATCAGTATTTGATGTGTCCTCAATCATTCCTGTGGTGCTTGCTGGGAATGTAACAATGTTATTACCTTGTACTCCTTCAATAAATGGGTAGAAATCAGTATCGGAATCTCGTGTGTTCGCTGTAACATGCACTGAAAGATACTCCAAGGTTTGTTCAAAAAGAGAAGTAATACGCTGAACAGCATTTGACGCACCAATCGACCCTAAGTTGCCCAACAGACTACTTGCTGTACTTGATTGTATTGCCGAACCCCATGTTGATAAGATATTGTAGTCGTCGGCAGTTTCTATATCACAAGAAATCATACCAAATTGAGATGTTCCTGTTCTTTCAACATAAAAGTTAAGGTCATCTCCCGCAACCCAAGATAGTGTGTCGGTTGTGTTTTTAAATACGCCCGTACCGCCAGAGGTTGTTGCGATAGAAATTGCATTAGCTCCATTCTTTTGAATATACAATGTCTGTATACCACCTGCATTAGAGATTACTTTAAACGTAAGATTAGAAGCAGAACCAGCAAAGTTCATTCGTACTTGCGATTGTGCTTGTGTCGTAACAACTGGGTTTGCAGTACCTGAAGCAAACGGATAATAAACATCGTTTCCGTTTGATGTTGAGTTTGCTACTACAAGTGTTATTTTATTTGCCATCTTCTTCTTTCGATAAAATAATAATATCGTTCATTATTTGTTCGTCCCTCATCTTTGCATGAATGTTACATTTTTGCTCAACGATCAAATCACTTGTATCTTGTGAGCTAAAAGCAATCACACATTCACAAACATTAGGTTGTAGTTTTATGTTACGCATATTAAGGTAATCTAGCTTCTAATCTAAATGTAAGACCAAGAGTCCCTGTTCCTGTAATATCGCAATCAAGACGGATTATATCTCCTGTTAAAAGGTCGTCGTTTGATGTATCAATAACAGCCTGTGTTGCTGCGTCTTTACTATCGTATTCAGAAACATCAATTTCAAGTTTTGTTGAAAGCACATCAACAAATGAATAGTCTGTTGTTGGTGTCGATTGTCGCCCTCGTGATACTTGAAATGTTGGCTTTCCTGAAGAACTTGGTGTACGTACGTTTACACCAACATCTACAATGTTCATTCCATTCATAGATGGTGGTATTGTAAAAGACCACCTTGCAATACCATCTATTACCGTTACTGCTACATTTGATTGCAAAAGTGTAAATACGAGAGCTTTTGTACCAGCGTAAGAGCCAGCTAAAGAATCAGGAGTTACTGCTTTGTATTGTTCTGTTCCTGTGTTTATTTCGGATGTTGAGGCTGGTGTTATATATACATAATTAGCCCATGCTCCAGAGTGATAATACCTATATACCAAAGTTCCTGCTGTTGCATATGCAGTTCCCCCTATGGTTGCAGTACCATTTCTCACAAGAACAGTAAACCCTTCTCCTTCAGCAGGTGTCGGGTCGGTATAAGTTGCTGTTGCTACAGAAATATAATATGTACCAAGTGTTGCGGTCGTATTTCCTGAAACCACAACTCTGTTTACTCCTTTTACGTTTGCTGATACATCTGAACCAGTTACCTCAAATTCAAGAGTATTGCTGTCAATAAAATCAGGGTCAGTTACTTCCACTCCGTTTACGAAGACCGATGAGCTGCCACCGACTGCGTTAATGACATAAGGAGAAGAAGACGTACCACTTCCAGTTATAGATATACTTGTCCCAGCTTGAATAAGACCAGTTATGTTAGATATACCACTACCATGAAGATATCCTCGACGAAGTTGGTTATTAAAAGCAGATATTGTCTGGTCCAGACCACTAATGTTTGATGACTTTAGTTTAAGACGGGAAAGTTGTTCTTCTGGTAGTTCCATTATCTTTTCGATAACAGACATTGGGTCAAATTCCACTTTCTCTTGTATTATCTTTAGAAGATTGTTTTGGTTTTTTGGTAATTTTTCTCTAACTAAAGATAAGACATTTTTAGTAACACTTTTTTCGTCTATCTTTGGAATTTGAAGAAGAATTTTCTTTATTACTTCCTCTTCATTGATACTCTTTCCGTCAGAACCATCTTTACCATCTTCACCTTTTTTGATTTTGTTGATTACCTCAATGGCTTCGTGTTGTATTTCAAAAGAAACTTTGTCTAGTTTGTTTTCAAATATATCAACAAGTTCATTTATGCTTGTATTAAGTGTCTTTAAATGTATATCAACTTCGTTTATCTTTCCTTCACAACTTTCTTGAATATCTTTTTTAATACCCTTTAGCTCTTCAACTAAGGAAAAAAGACTCTCCAATTCACCTAAAGGAGATGATGCTTCTTGTGTTTTCTTCTTTATTGTTTTACCTCGTATCGGTGGCTTGTACATTGTATTATTTTATAATATTATAAATATATGATAGATTTTATAGTAATTACACTATTGATTTGTTGGGGAGTGTACTGGAATAACTACATTGATTCCCTTTAATCTAACAATAAAGCACCTCCTATAACCGCAGGGGCTCCTATTCCTATTACTTTTGCTTTAATAGGGTTATTTTTGAGCCACAAACGAATAGCACTTTGACCTTTTTCAGAAAGTGCTTTTTTATTTACCAAATCACGTAATTTAAAAAGACTACTCATTTCTTTCATTGAATTCTTATATACTTCATCAGGTGTTCGTTCTGCAATAAAGTCTTGTATCGAGTTTCTAAACTCCCGTTTTATCTTGTTTTGAAGTGTCGGTGATCCAGTAAATGATTTTTCGATTTGTTGGTCAAACTCTTTTCGTGCTTTCCACAAACTTTCCATATCATTCTTTTCGAGATTCTTCACAAAATTATCAATCAATTTTTGTTTATTTTTAGTAACTGCCTTTTCATCAACACTAATATCTGTTATATCGTTAAGTGAAGTTTTAAGTGCATTCTTTAGTTCACCACTGTTGTATATTCCGTTATTCTTCTTAAGAAACTTTCCAACTTCATCATCTTGTTTTGATAATTCCTTATAAATACTTTCAAGATTATTAACAGGGTCTTTATCTTTGAGAAGTTTTGGATACTTGAGAGCTGTTTGTCTTTCAACATCACTCAAAACATACTGAGAACCCTTTGTTGCAGTTTTTGGTGTAATACGATTTTGTGATAACAATTTCTCATATTCTTTTTTAGAAATGTTTTTTGTATTTGGCGTTATTGCGTCAAGTATATCCTTTTCTTTTTTAACAAGTTTATTTGCGTTGCCAGCTTTTCTGATACCCCCAACAAGCCCCGCTCCTCCACCTAACACAGAACCTAGGATTGCACCTGTTTTTGCACCCTTGATAGCTTCTGGTAGTATTTCTTTGTCTTCTTGTAAAGCCCCAGAAACGCCCTGTAAACCTCCAAAAGTGGCACCTTCTATACCACCTACCAACGCACCTCTCCCTGCTTGTCCTATCGCAGTTTTAGCCCCTTTCACGAGCTTTGTCGCACCCTTTACGCTACCCAATCCCCCTACAGTTGTAGCCAATTGTAAAGCGTCACCAGCAATCTGTTTTGGTGTCAACTCTTCTTGATTTAAAAATTGCCTTTCAGCGCTTTCTCCCATGGCTTCTGTTTCTTGAGTTAGTTCCTCTAAAGCACCCTCAAGACGCGAAGTATCTTCTCCTCGCTCTTTCTTTTCTTTAATCCTCTTGAGAAGTTGCCCTTGAATATCAAATTGTTGTTGTTGAGTTTCTTCAAGAAGTTTCGTATTTTCTTTCATTGCAAGAGCCTGACCAAGACCTTTAGATATCTCTCTGCCACCTGTTACATCAGCTATCTTTTCTGGTAGTGTTCTTTGAGCTTTTCTCTTTTCAGCACGAGATTGTTTCGCTAATTCTCGAAGTTCTTGTGATCGTTGTCTTCCAATAGAAACATTTTCTGCTTGAGCACCTGTCGCAGGAAGAGGAGTTGGTGTTTCAACTCCTGCTATCTCATCCATTTGTTTTATTTGTTCTGCTGTTAGTGCCATATTATTTTAGAAGACCCCTAGCTTGTAAGTATTCATAAATTGCAATGTCTGACATACCTTTGTCGTAAAACTTATATATCATCTCATTTGTACTTTCGTCGTCATTTTCTGTTATGAATTTATCTATTGTTGACTTTGCTTCTTCACCTTTGTCGATAAGAGAATTATCGTCACCAGTTTGACTAGAATATCCTTCAAGTTCTCCAAAAATAGTATCCATTGGATCAACACCATTTCTTTCAAGTTCTTTTTTCTTTGCTTTTATAAATGGGTCGTTAGCAATAGCTTTCCTTTGTGCTATAAGAATATCATCCACTGTTTTTCGTATTTCAGCACGAGTGTCTGGAGAAAGCTGTTCTCCTTTCTCAAGTCTTTTAAGTTTAGTTTTGAGTCTGTTTGCAACAGATTGAGCACCTTGGATAAGTCTAACATCTTGGTCTCGTGTTACAGCACCTTCGTCAATTACTTTTTGGAATTGATTTATTGCTGCGATATCCCCAACCCCAGTTCCTTGACTAAGAGCAACATCAACATTATCAGCAAAAGTCTGCATAGAAGCTGTTCGTTTATATGATGGGTTATTTGAAACGTCTTTATCAACTCTTGTAATAACCTTTTCTTGTGCTGTATTGTAAGTTAATCCACTTGTTCCTGTTGAAACTCCAGCTTTCGCTATACTTTTCTTTCTGTTAGCGTCCTCGTTCTGGTAAGCAATAAAGTCCATTGGAACTTGTCCTTTTGAACGTGCTTGCGCTGCATAAAAGTTATACTCACCAACAATACCGGTACCACCAATTCCTGAAAGTAAAGAAACGGTATCATTTACCTCCTTTGCTGTAGATTCAAGACCAGTTCCTCTAAGTTGCGTCATAATTGATTGAGGATCAGTAACACCTTGAGCAAACAAGTCTGAAATAGCATTTTCCCTGTCAATTATTTGTTGACGTTCTTCAAGTTTTTTATTCTGTTCTGCAACTTGTTTATTAAGTTCTGCCGCTGCATCAAGTTTTTCTTTTCTTTTTTCTTCGGCAAGAGCGAGTTTCTTTTCAAGTATTTGAAAGTTCCCTTCTGATTGAGCTTGCCTAGCTTGAGCAATTAAGTCTTGTTCTTCTGAGTCAAGTTCAGCTAGTTTAGATACACCGTATGACTCTTGTGCCATCATTATTCCTTGTGATGATATAGGAGCATATTGAGCACTTGAACCAGCACCAGAAACACCACCCATTAAAAGGGCGTTTTGCATTTGTGCTTCTTGAGCTTTGTTAATTTTTTCTTGTTGTAACTTTCTTTGAGAAAACTTCTGTTGTACATTTCGTATCTGTGCTTGAGTTTCAGCATCCAGACTTTTTCTCATTTCTTCAAGAACGCTTTCGTATTCGTCTTTTTGTTCTCGCTGTGCTCGCTCAGTCGGTTGCCAATCTTCAGTAATAAAACTACCATCTGCATATCGTTGGTTTCCTTCCGTATCAGTGACAATTCCCTTGTTTGACAAAGTGTCTAGGCGTTTTGTCATCTTCGGCACTTCTTCTATTTTGTTGATATTAGAAAGTGTTGTCGGTTGTCGTTTAGCTAGAAGTTTTCTAGTTTTTGTGTCGTATAGTCTTGTTCCGTCGTCTGTCTCATAAGTATCTTCACCTTTTTCCCATGCTTTATCTCGTGCTTTTTGACGAGCATAAACAGATTTTCTACCAAGAATTCTTTTTTGGTCTCTTTTTGAAAGAGTAAATTCTCCTTGCGGTGTTTGTATTGGAGCGACTGAAGAAAAAGTACGTCCACCAACTCTTTTTGTTGTTGGCTTAATTACTTTTTTTGAAACATCCAAAGGACTAGAAGATTTACTACTCTTCCTTACTATTTTATTAGAGGTTACTATTTTTTTTGCCATATTATGAATAGTACTCTGTAATCATTATAATACCTTGATATCCATTTCCACCAGCATTGTTGTTAAAAGCTCCTGAACCACCACCTCCATATCCTAGGGCATTCGCTCCTGCGATAGATCCATTACCACCCACTGTTGTAGATACTCTCAGTGGACCACCTTGCCCAAGAAAACTATCACCACCACATCCAAGGGTTGTAAAATCTGGTGTTGAGCCGGTGTCGACAACTTTATTACCTCCAGGGTTTCCGACACTAAACACAGGTGTTACGCTTCCTGAATAAGTTCCAGTAGCTCCCCCAGTTGTTCCTGAACCTCCTATACCTCCACCCGCCACAAACAAAGTACCAAGTGAAGTTGACCCACCATTAGAACCTACATTCGGTGTTCCAGAAGCAACACCTGCACCCCCTGCTCCACCAGCACCAATAGTTATTATTTCTGTTGTTGACAAACTCGCTACAGGTATGATGACTTCTGCATATATACCACTTCCACCACCTGCTCCTGATGTGTCCGAGTTTCCTGAACCCCCTGTCCCACCAGCTCCTGCACCCACTCCTTTTACTGAGATATATTTAAGTGTTGCAGGTTTTTGATATCCATACTTTATTGTACCAGTACCGAGTGTCTTATTGCTTTCTACAACTCCTGAAGCGTTTGTAACCTCAAAATAGTTTGTATCTGAAGCTGTCACAACAAATGTTCCGTTGTTAGCGGCGGTAAAGTTTTGTGCTGCGATTACAAGTACTGTCCCAACTGGTACAGTAGTGGCACTAATAAGAGGGTCTGTTCCGGTTCCATCAAATGTATATCGGTATGTCGTACCAACTGTGTTTGTTATGTCAAATTGAGTAGTAGAAGAACCAAAAATGTTATAAAACACTTTTATGACAGGTAGTCCTGTTGCACTTGAATTGTAACTTTGTGTGATGAACTTGTTTGAGTTTGATGGTGTTCCAAAGTCTCCACCTCCCACCATTGCGTCTAATTCATTTTCAGTAACTTGTTGGTCAAATCTCGGATAGAAGTAGATTGTTGTTGTTGAACCGCTGGGAACTTCTCCAATAGTCACTTCGGTTGTCCCAGCTGATGTTGATATTCCACCCGCTGTGTTACTTGCATAGTATTTTGTCCCTGCTGTTACAGTAAAGGCAGTAAGTGTAGCAAGTCCTTGTGTGAGAACCCCACCAGAGATATTACCGTCAGCAGAACCAGCACCTTGAGTAAGTCCTAATTGAACATTATCTACTGTAGAAGCTGTGTCAGCATCACATAGCCACCATTTACCATCTGATGCTTTGAGATATACGAGTTGGTCAGCTGTGACGTTCTCTCCTGCAATACCTGTGACTACTATTCTTGGTGTCGTTGTTACACCTCCTGCCACAGTATCAACGTATGCTTTTGTTGCTGGGTTACCATCCACTACTGGTGTTGGTACAGTGTTTGAACCAGTGAAGACGTTGTCATTTTCAAGAACTGCATATTTATTAAAAAGTTGTGGCGGATCTGAAAGTATGAATTGTGACTGCCCCGAATGAGGAAGTTTGAATGTAGAAGATTCTGTAAACGGGTATTTTTTTGCTAGTCCTCGTGTTACACCCGTAAGTGTTGCTGTCCCATCTGCATTTTGTGTAATACCTGTAAATGAAATAAACTCTGATGATGATGTTCTTGGGGCAATAGTTGCATACACAATACTCGTATTGAGTAAAGCCATTGTGTAAGGAACGTTTGAAACAGGCTCTGTGAAAGAAGACAATGTAATTGTTGTCGCTGTTGAGCTTATACTTGCTTGTAAGGTGTATGTTGCACCACCCGCTGGAAAAAATGACATATTATTATCGTATTTTATTTATAATGTAATTTGGTTGTTCTTTGTCTGTTGCTGATACATTGGTTCCGTGTGAAAGTATCTCCCATTGAGCATTAGCAGAGTTTGAGTAAATTATAGTCTGATATTCAAAACAATTAGTATCTGCAACACTGTTGATAACTCTAAACTTTCGCAAGTTTGTACTTTCTTCGTCAATACTTTGTCCAAGTGACTCTTCTCCTAGTGACGAATCTCCTAGTGATAGCGGTGAATTTGAACCAAAAGTATACGCTGGGTTACTAATAGTATTGATTGGAACCATGACAGAGTTCGTTGAACCTTCAAAGTCATAATTGACAGTTTGATTTACAATAGAACCTTCTGTTATGTATCCTTCTGTGAATACTTTATCAAAGACTAGAAGTCCTGAACGATTTATTGTGTTGTATGGAAAAGCAACCACACACTCATAAGGCAATTCTTCATCACTTGGTGAATCATCAAACCATTGGTCTGTATCCCACAACTGGTATATTTGAGGGTTTGAATTTGAAAATCCAACGACAACCCCATTAACTTCATTGACACTTGTAACATTCCAAATAAAAGGTGCGTGCCAAAGTCTTTCTGCCACAACATTTCCACCTTCGTCAACTGAATACCGTACTTGGTACAAATATGTTGTTCCGCTATTTGGAGCGCAAACATACACGAATTCACCAATACACCGTAGTGAACCTCCTGCAAAATCTTCTCCCATGAGCTCTGTTGCTATTTCTTGTGATAAAGAAGGAAATCCTGTTGTAAAAAGGTTATTAAAATCTCCAAAACTTCGTACTTGTTGGTCTTGTGCTAGATAAATAAGCGAATCACCGACTGTATCAATAAACTCGTGGGCGTAAGGAGCTTGTAAAAGAGACACAGGCTTTACATCAACGACAGTCTGTTGAGTTAGGTCAGTACCAACCGTTATATCTACAAATGTTATAACCGCCCAGCTACCACTTCCAAAACCTATGTGAGCTTTCCCTTGTCTCACACCAATACCTTTAAGTGTTCCATCGAGTGTTAAAAGTTCTGGACTTCCTGCAACTCGTGGTGTAGGTACAGTGTAATTTGTAAAATCTGTACTAGATGAAATATAACAAAGACGAGAAGTGTAAGAACCAACATATACTTGGTTATTTATTACTTTTATGAAATCAGCTAGAAAATCCGCAGCTGGTTTATTAGATGCTGTTTGGACCGCTTGGAGTACCGTTGAACCATTAGCTTCACCAGTAGGATCTGGTGTTACTCCTGTGAGAGTTGTTGTTGTTTCCCCACCAGTATAAGTGTAAGTAGTCCCGTTGATTACAACTGTTTTTTCTCCTGACGTTGTAGAAAATCCTGCTTGTTGCCAAGAGGTACTACCTGTTTTTGTAATTGTTGTCGCTGTTGTTGAAGATATCGTAGCAAATCCACCTGACCAGTGGAACATATCGTCTGTGCCATTTACAAAAAGTAATCTATCTTTTTTCTCAGTGTTATTCCACCATTTATCAAAAACATATCTTGTTTTAGTAAGTCCTGAAAGAAGTGAATACCATACATTGTCTATAACAACATATAAGTTACTATTTGAGATGACCATAGTGTACGTAGCACCCCATGATGTATTCCAAACAAATTCTGATGATATAGCAGAAAGTGTAGAATTTGCGTCTCCTAGTCTTTTTTGTCCTGGTCTAACAGCTATGTTGCCAGATAATTTTTTATAAACATTTTTAGAACCCTCTACTAAAAACTTTTCTGAGATATTTGTTTTATCCCGTGACGAATTATACCCACGCCAGTCGGTTACAAGTTCAAATGTAAAGTTTTTAGCTCCGTCTTGTTTCATAGTTACCAGCCAAAATAATCATCTCCTGAATAATAGTTTCCAACAGTTCGCAATTCTTCTGATGGATTGTCTCCTCGATAATGAACGTATAGCCCACTATCACTTCCCTCTCCGTACAGTTTATTTTTGAATGACTGAAGTATTGGACTACTCTCTGACGCACCCGTTTGTAGAAGTACAGCGACAGCACCTTCGTATTCGTAAATAGTATATGCAGGATCATTTAGTATGATTGTATCTGTATTTGCAGTAATCGTTGTCAAAGCTGTGGTAGAACCGCTTGGAATAAATATCGCTGCACTTTGGAACACTATTTGTGAAGGTGATGGTTGAGAAATCCAAAGCCCACCAACTCTAAAGTTAGTGAATGTTCCTGTATGAGCGAGCCTTACCTGTATGTAATCAATTGCTGACCAGTCTGGTGTTCCTGTACTTGTTGAACTAGCAAAATCAAACGCTACCAAAAGCCACTCTCCTGCTACCCAAGCTCCCAAGAATCCATCAGTATCTGAAACTTCGTCATACGCAGAATCACTAGACCCTAACCGTAATGCAATTGAAGTTAGATTAGAAGCTGTAGCTCCATCTGGTATTCGTATAGCGAGAAAAGCTACTCCAACATCTTCGTAAGATGAGATTGAAAGTGAGCTTGAGAGAGTTTTTGTAAGCGTTCCGGTTGAACTTCCTGTAAGAGTAAAACGTAAAGAAGCTGGTTGTTGGTAATATACTGCTGTATCTTGTGTAAGACCTGAAGCTGAACCACCAGCAGTCCATCCTGTTGTAGAACTCATTGTGTCAAGTTCTACTTTTGGAATTGTTTGCGTTGACTCTATCCGGATAATTGGTACTCCATTTGAATACTCAAAAGTTGCCATTGTACCATTTGGAAGATATCCTTTCACTCGGTCAAAAAGCTCTTGTGGTTTTTTGTACACAAAGTCGTTCACGGATCGTGTAATACCTTGTGGACGAATATCTACAATAGCGGTTCCAAAAATTGTTGTGTCACAAAGATAGTTGTATACACCATTATAGAGAGTTATATTCTGAATCCCTGACGCTTCTGGTATATCAGCTTTTTGGACCATCTCTCGTGCTGCTCGCTCTAAACAACCGTTTAAATCGTCAACGTTGTTGATGTCTATTCCTGATAACATCCCAGCGATACTATCTTTAAGTTGTGAGACAGTATGGAGTGCCATATTAGATAGGTGAGTAAATTACAGTAATCTTTGAAGCTCCAGCAGTTATAATTCGCAAACCTGCTGCGTATTGACAAAGGAACCAATATGTACCTTCAACGATACTTGCCTTGAATGCCCCGATATTCGCGGTTGAACCAGAAGTGTTATCAATAATTGAAATTGCACCTGCTGCAGTTTCTCCAACAATAATAGCTATAAGTTGTCCTTGCCCTGTATCAACCTGAGTTGTTGTTGCTGTTGAAATTGCTTGATATTGATAGTTGTCTCGTAATTGCATAATGTTATTTTTTAATTAGTAATCCCTCACTTATCTCAGACCACATAATGGTCTGAGTAAAAGAATGATCTACTAAGCAACATCCACAGTACCAGCAAGACCAAGTCCTACTAGGGTACCATTTCCAGTTCCGTAAACCAGAATCTTTGTGTCGTCGGCTGTTGCAACATCTGCAAAACCGATAACTGGACTATTCACAACAAGGATTGTTCCGTTGACTGAAGTAGCCGCTGCCAATGCTCCAGTAGGAGCTACCGCACTTGTGATATTAAGAACAGCATTGATCACACAGTTCTTGAACAAGATAAAACGGTCAGGCGCACTATATGTCACCATTTTGAATGTAGACAATGAAGTGTAAGTATTGAAGAAACATCCATCAAAGATAGTTCTTGCAATATCCCCAACTGTTACTTCAGCTGTAGCTGTAGCTCGGATTACTGTGTCAAGACCAATGTAGCATTTCTCAAAGTAGTTTTCAGCGCCTGTAACACTGAGAGAACGAGATGTAGCATCATCGAGCTCTGAGTGACCAATACCTGAAATCTGACAATTGTAGAAACGATTTCTTTGACCTGAAACTTTTACAGCAATACTAGCTCCTGTTGGGTTAGTACCACCTTGTCCTTGGAACACCTCGATATTTGCAATCAAACAGTTATCTGCTGAGACAATAAACAATCCATCTACAATAGCTGTTGCTGTTGATAGGTTTGATATACGAGAACGTTGTCCAATTTGGACCCCATTATTGATACCAATGAGATGAACACCGTCTTTATTCCAATCGAGTGCTGTTGATTGATAATCTGTTGTGTCTGCCGCTGTATTGCTTTGCGCCAAAAGATACACAATATCGTTTTGATTAGCTGTTGCTGAATCAAGCGCTTTTGCAAGTGTAGCAAATGGTGTTCTTGCTGTTTTCCCGTCGTTCACGTCAGAACCAGTTCCTGGTGCAACAAACCACACATTACCTTGTGTTACGATTCCTGAACCATATAGAACTTGTCCAAAACTTGATACTCCATTTGGGAAATTTGTAACTAATGAATCCATAGTTTTTTGTATAGTTATTTAATAAATAATCTTTCGACAAAAGACTATGCTGTTGTTCCTGTTGATCCAACCAAACCTGAGTACTCAATAGAGTCAACCACTTCTCGTGCTCGCATCTTGTATTGGTATTGGTCGTTTGCAGAGTATTTCCAGTCAATAAGGTCAGTAAAGAATGATTCTCGAACAAATCGTGATACTCCGTGTGTTTGTGAACCAACGAAATATGCTGTTGTTGAAGTTGAATCAAGGAATGGAGAGTAAACAACTTTCATACCTGGGTACATTTCTGAGTAGTAGTTTAGGTTGTTGTTTCCTGTTCCCGCTTGAAGAACTGACTTTGCAACTGACATACCAGTCTTGTGTAGAATTGATGGAGTAAGAAGCCATTTTGGTTCGTATCCAAGAATTACACCAGTTTGTGACAACTGAGTTCGTAGGCTGTTAACCATTACGTTTAGGTTGCTATCTGTCAATGCTCCTGTTTCTAGGTTATCTACTGTATCCCCGTTTTGGTTAACGTGAGAGTTAGAGAACAAAGCAACTCCATCAATAGTAAGTTGAGTTGTAAACCCGAGTGCGTAAACATTGAAAGCATTTCGGTCACGAGTTGCTCCATATGTCATAGCTTGTTGCTTCACTGACTTTGAAACTGCTGACAATTGTTGGTCAGCCATAAAAGTTCGTGAGATTGGAAGGTTCTTGATAAATTGAAGAACAAGTGATGTCTTCGCTGCTGCAGCAGAAGCGTTAGCTTCGTTTACAAGAGGAACATCATCAGTTGTTGTTTGGAAATATCCACCTCCTCCGAGTACTGAAGATACTACCGCTGCGTTAGTTGCACTATCTTGTGTGAATACCATCTCGTCAAGAGCAGTTGCTTTTCCAGGTGTTGCCATTTCAATAGTTGCCTGATCGAAAAGTTTGTCTAGTGCTGTCTTGACCAATATGAGATTCGGTGCTGTGTCATTATTCATATAAGTATATTAAATTAGTTGTTAAGCAGAGATTGTAAGGTTAAGCATAGTTCCTGATTGTCGGTAAGTGAACCACAATGTTTGAGATTGATAGTCACCACCAATAATAGTCACACAGTTAGCTACTGCGTCCGCTGCTGCTGCATCAATCGACCAGAGTGATGAAGTAAGGTCAAATACCACTCTTTTTCCGAAAAGTGCTTGTACTTCTGCTGCTGTATCTGCTGTTGAAGCTGTTTTAGCTTTACAAGCGTATACATATCCAGGAAGTGGTAACCAAAGAGTTACTGCTCCTGCTGCCGCTGCTGTATCTGTTGAAGTTGATTTTGCGATACCAGTGAATCGTTGTGCTGTTGTACCATCACCGTCTACCATAGGAACAACTGCTCCTGTCCAAGGTGAGGCTGCTGCTGCGTCTGCTCCTTTTGTTGGAGTTCCTGCTGCAATTGTTGCTACACCTCCTGCTGCTACTAGAACACCAGGAATAGCGAATCGTGGGTCTGTTTCGTTAAGAATAACGATATTATTTTGTACTGCTGCCATTGTAAGGTTTTGTAATAAGTTAATAATTACAAGACCTTTTGAAAACCTATGTAATGCGTGACTTCAATACTTGTTCCTTTGTTAAATTAAAAGGTGGTTTTGTAAATTGAAGTTCTGCTTCAGTAAGTTCTTCAGTTTGAGGAGTAACATTTGCTGGTGCTCCCGCTGATGATGAAAATGTTTTAGGTTCTGATTTTCTTGAAAGTTCTTCAACAATCTTCCCATTACGAGATGAGTTTACGATAGCTCTTGCGAGTCGTAAATCTTCTTGTGGATTTCCTGTTGATTTAATTGAATTGTTTAGATGAAAGATTGTTAATTCTCTTTCAGTTTCACCTTCAATGTCGTTAGCAAGTTGTATAGAAGTTTTGAGTGATTCTTCTTGTCGTAATTTTTTTAGCATTCCGATAGTCACTGGCTTTTCATCTTCTTCTTCCTCTTCATCGTATTCTGGTTGAATAACGCTAAGTGGATCACCTCCGAGTTCTTTAAGTCTTTCGGCTGTTTTTTTAAGAGAGAAAGCTGCCTTTTCAGCTTCTGAACGTCCTTGATTTTTAGTAACTCTTTCAAGTTCTTCTTTCAAAGGGTCTTGTTCGATGACCTCGGAAGTTGGGGTCGTGATAATGTCTTCCTGTTTTATTTCTTCACTCATAGATAGTCACTGTTATATAGCCAGTGTTGCGTTTTAATCTTCTTTAAAGGTAGAAGTCACCTATTGTTAATAATTATACTCTTGACTATTTTAAAAATCAAACTCTAGTTATCCACAATTCTATTCAAAAGATTTTCTTCTTCTTGAATTGCATATAACCATGCCTTTGCAAATAAAATACTGTCTGAATCAAATCCTTTTTTAACACCTAACTCTATTGCTTTATATCTCAGCTGGTCATTGATAATCCTTCGAGCGTTGGAATTCTGCAATGCCATTGCACTTAGTTTAAAATCAGCTACTTGTTCTTGGCTTAATTTAGTCCCTCTGACATAAACCTCTCCTTCTGGTCGTATATCTATAACCTCTTGAAGAGGAATTGAATTGAAGTTTAGGATAAGTTCATTAACTAGCTTTGCTTTTTGTTCTTTTTTTAGTTGCACTCTTTTTAGCAACCACAATGTCAGGTATAACGTTATTTTTTTCAACATAATTTTTATTTATAAGACCTCCAATAGAGATGTATATCCTTTTAATATCTTCTTCATCTTTTGAGTTAGAGAGTTCTTTTGCTCGTTGAAATTTAATTATATTTACCGCCCATTCCATACTATTTTTTGTTTACCTTTTTAAAGTCTTTTGGTTTTCCACCAGTTGCAATGAACTTGTGGAGTTTCATTCCTTTTTTTGGTTTCATATATTAACATTCCTTTTTACTACTTTTTCTTCCGACCTTTTTCTTTCCCATCATTCCATTTTTGAGCATCTTCATTGCTTTGTCATGCTCTCCTTTATTCATTTTTCCAACAAAAACTATTTTCTTTTTGTCCATATAATTGTTTTAACTAATAATTGGTTGCTTTGGTTGTGTTGGTGGTTGTCCCATAATACTATCCAACATTTCATTATTCGGTTGTACTTTGAACTGGTCTGGGTCTCCGTCTGAAAATTCTTCAAGTACAAACTTATCTACTACCGCTTGTTGATTTACAAATGGGGCAACTCGTGGATCAGTAAGTATATTAAATACTCGTTCTTTCTTTAGCTCATCAGTTCCCATAGAGCGAGAAACTATCTGTTGTGGATCAATGTATACTGAAAACTGTGTCCGAGCAAACTCGTAAGGGTTTACTTTGAAGTGTCTAACTTCTGAATCTACACCACCATATCGTTCAAACATATCCCACTCCATTTTGTTAATGTCATCTTCTGTCATTTCGCCCATCAATTCGTCAGAAAACTCAATTGTATTTGTAACATCTTTTCCTCCATCTTTACCACGAAGTTTTATCTTTCTAAACTTCATACGAAGTGCTGTTGGTACTGAAGCGTCAAGTTCTCCTACTGTTGTGTGAAGAATAATGTCATCCATAACTAGTTCACCTATTTGTTTGACAAGGTCTGCTATCATGACACCAAAAACTCCGAGTATAACCTGTGCGTTTTGTTCTGCTTTGCTTGTAGCGTATGCTGTAACTCCTTTTTGAGTAATACCTGACATTATCTGGTCTTGAGTACTCTCACTCATATCATCTTTGTTTACACGCATCATTTCAAGTGCTGCTTGTAGGTTTGGTCCTAGCTGATAAGGAGTAACTGAAGCACCTAGTGGCATTCCAATTGTAGCCCCTGGAACCATAACTGTACTGTCTGCTTTTGCTACACCGGACATAAAGAGTGGTTTGATTACATCGAGATAGGTTCCATCTTGTGCAATTTGGTACATTCTGTTTTGAGAAGCGTCATCCCAAAATTCTTTAAAGGATGCAGACTTGTAGTAAGCAAATCTTCCTGCTGGATCAAGTGGTTCAAAACCTGACTTAGCAAACGGATACACTGGAATAGTCATCCACTTGTCACCTATCATAGACATTCTTCGGTGTTTGAAAGGATTGGAGTTGTAGACATCTTTATCGTCTCCCATAAACACACCTCCGACAAATGTAACCTCCAAGTCTTCTGGTCTGTAAAATACAGTAATTTCTTGGACGTAGTTTCTATCTGCCTCGGTCCACTCAATATCATACAGTGTTTGGTTCTCTTGTCCGGACATCATTACTCGTGTCATTCCAGCTTGCACATAGTCAAATTGGTCTTTTCCATCAACAAAGTATTTTCCAGCGTATATTTCCCGTGCTTCGTCATAAGGTATTCTCCGTAGCCGTACAATAAAAGGTTGTCGTTGGATATCAAATGTGTAGAAGTCGCCAAGTAGTATCTGGTCAATAGGTAATATGTTTAAGTTAATACCTGATAGAAGTTCATCAACAGCTTGTTCAATACGCCATTTACCATCTTTGTCTTTTACTTTGATTTTTTGTAGTGCTTGTATGTACTCTACTTCGATGAAAACTGCTGGGTTTACCAAAGCAGATGTAACCATAAACAAAAACTTTATCTCGTATTTCGCTTTTTTAAGATGATTCTCTATGAGAATACGCATAACCCTAGCTGTTAGCTTATCTTCTTTGTCATCTTGATTATAAGCGTAGCACATAGGATAAAGCATACCTGCAATAAGATGTGCAAGTATTCCAATGATTTTATTTCGTGCAGTATTTTTTCTTCCTTTCCATCGCCATCGCTTGTGTATAGGGTCGTTAGAAACTCCTACAAAAGCTCCGAATGTTTCTTGATCTAGTCTTGCTCTGTCTAAAAGAGAATATCCATCAAATTCATTAAAACCTCTGTGTTGTAAATTATAAGCTGTTAAGTAATCACCTTGAATACGGCTAAAAAGTTTTTTTATTTCCTCAGACGGGTTGTAAGTTGATTGAGATAGCTTTGTACCATTGCCATCGATTGGTATTCCGTCTTTGTCAGTTACGATTCCATTTATCATATGTTTCTATTATACACTACAAGTACAAAACTCTAAATTTGTAAAGCGGTGTTGGGGATAACTTTATTAAAAATCATGGATAGTGACAACCGCTATGGGATTATATTGTGCCGGCGACAAGATTGAAGTAAACCCATATCTTACAGCATCCATTGCGTGGTCAAAACCTCCTTCTGGGACGTTAAGAATTTTTCCATTGTTATCAACTTTCCACAAATAACTCCTGTACTCTGCTATTAGATTTGTTGAACGTTTAGTTACAGATATTTTTTGTGATTGTACAAAAGATATTCCGGTGGAAACTGAACCTGGTCCTTTTACTGCGGGTAGTATGTTTACTCCATAGAGTTTTATTTCGTCTATACTTTTTGGTTCTGCACTATCTGCTACCACAAGACAGTCTTTTTCCGTTGCAATGATAACGTCTGCTATCTGTTTATTTGATTGCCCTTTCCGATAAAGAATCTCGTCAAGGATATACCCACCATTGTAGTAGTAAATGTCTATAATTGCTGTTGGATCATTCGTATAACCAAAATCTAATCCTCTTCTTTCAAGTCTAGCCTCATGAGGTATTGTTTCAATAATGTTCCAATCCTTGTATATCTTTCCTTCAACTTCTCCTAAAAGTCCAAGACCGTACACTTGCCACCAGCCTTTACGGTTCTTTCGTTGCTCAATAGACCTTATAATTTCTTCACTGAGTCCTTCATTGTCTTTGTAGGTTAATATCAAGAAATCAACATCAGACCTTTTTTGTACAAGTTCAATATGAGCCCAAAATTCAACTGTTGGGTTATAGTCAATAATAACAAACTCCTTTGTTCGGACTTCGAGTTGTTCAAATGCTTCAAAAGGTACGTTGTTAGCTTCGTTTATAAAAAGTCTATCTCGTCGGGCTCCTCGTAGTTTATCTGCATTATCTGTTGAAAAAAACTCTATTTTACTTCCTGTTTCAAATGTATAGATACTATCTGTTGCGTTCCAATTATCTTCCTTCCAGTAGTTGTGTGCTTGCAATATATTTTTAAAGTCACGAATAGCACCTCGTTTTAGGTGTGGGATACTCTCAGAAACAATACTTGTTAATGTTGGAGTTGTATCTGTCTGTGCGTATGCAATAAGGTAAAGAAGAATAGATATTGTTTTACTTGCACTTGTTCCACCTTGAATAACGCGAATACGCTTTTTCAAAGTATTTATTTTCCTAAATGCTGTTGTTTCTTGGAATATCATCTCTTTGTATATTAACTATTGGTACAGGTAGGTCTTTATCGTTAGTTGTGTTATCTATCCCCTCTCTGTAACCGTGTTTTGTGAGAAGTACTTTAGCTATCGTTGGATTGTAGTCGCCTGATAGTCCATTATTGATAAGTCTATCTTCTTGCTCTTGACCAACCTCTTCCATAATGTCGGAAAAATCTGGATACTTTTTGCTCCAGTCATAAAGTGTGTCTCTGTTAACACCTATATATCTAGCTAATCCTCCCTTTGTTGGTATCTTTACTATTACTTTATTCTTGTAGAGTTCTGTACCTTTAGCACTAAGCCCAACCGTTTGTTGTATTTCTTGATCATTACATAACGACAAATACTCCCTTGCTTTAGAGAGTACTTCTTTGTTGTATTCTGGTGGTCTTCCTGCTGGCATGGTGTTTAGTGTTTAGCTTCCATATTCCACCCCATAATTTCTTATGAGGTGAGTATAGAAACTACTTCTTTTTAGAAACAGATAAAGCAATTGCTAAGATTTGTTTTCTACTTCGTGTTTTTCCATTTGCTCCTTTGGCTTTCCCTGATTTCTTATTATCAGCTACAAGCTCTCTAATGTTTTTGCTTATATTCTTTTTTCCTTTTTTGAGTGGCATATTAGATAAGTTGAGATATTTTTCGGAGTGTGAGGTTCTTTTTCTTTGCCTTGTTCTTATTTTTTCCAACAACTGTTTTTGTCTTTGTTCCTGAACCTGTAAGTTTTTGGTTCTTGTAGTCAACTGTTCTTGTCGCCTTTGTAGTTTTTGTGATTGTTCTACCTAGACGCTTTTTTGTCTTTGTCTTTTCATAATCCATTTTCATTGTATCTTTAGTTGGATTTGAATATGATACTTTTTTTGTTGCTTTCATGGCTATTGTTTACACTTACACTTTTGAGGATTTTCCTCGGTTATAACACCATTAACTGTTGCGAAAGCGCTTGCGGTGTCACAGGCGTGTTTCAATGCACATGATATTGATAGATACGGGTCTCGTACCCATTCTGGTACATTCCAGTCTTCTGGTGCTGAACTAATAATGTGATCATAAATTCCTCTAATTGGTCGCTTGAGGATACTTCCATCTTCCATGGTATCAGATATTTCTTTTAATGCTATACCTGCTCCTTTAATAGTTCCTCCTTGTAGTGCAAGACGTACCGAGTGAACTGCGTCATCGCACTTATCTTTGAGACGTTTTCGTTCCACGACTGAGTACGAACCTACTTTAAGAACCGCAAAACCTCCTGTAAGTTGTGCTATTCTTTCTTCTATCATTCTCTTGCCAAAATCAGACTTTTCTCCTTTGAGTTTTTCTTGGAGAGTAGCTACTCGTTTTTCTATTCTTTCTTTTGCTTTTTCGTCTTCAATACCGCCAATTTCTGCACTAGTCATGCTCGCAACGATTCGTTTGATGTATCCAACATCAGTGAGGAATACTTCGTCTAGTGATGTTTCCTGTGAATCAATGTATCTTCCACCAACGACTGCTTCAATATCGCGCATAACTTCTCTTTGATCTACATATGGTGCATTTATCGGGAATATAGGAAAACCTGATTGCATAGATTCTGTACACGCTTTAATTGCATCTGCTGTAAACGCTCGTCCGATTATAATAATACCCCACTTCTTTTGAGCGATAAGGTCTTTGAGTATAAGCTCTTGAAGTTTTGTTAATTCTTCAATACCAATGGTGTAATTTGTCAAAAATACTGGTATTTCAGAAAGTTCCATCGTACCTTTTTCTTGGTTAGTTATGAAGTGTGTAGCGCCAAAACCATTGTCTAGTCTAATACCTATTCCTTTTTCAATAGAACATTCAGTTTCATTAACTTCCTCAACAACAATTCTACCGTATGGTCCAAGCTCCCATTGTGTTTCTCCTAGAAGTTTTGCAACATTTTCGTCCTCAACTGACACCATAGCTGATTGTATCAGTTCTTCTTTTGATTCAATCTTGTGGATCATAGTTTGCAACTTTTCTTCAATTTGTTGTCGTTCTTGTTTTATTTGTTCCCGGATTTCTGAAGGTTGTTTTTTAGCCTTACCGATTTTATCAGAAGGAAGGTACCGCACGGCTTCTTTAATAATATCCATTGTCAAAGCCCATGCTGTTGATGTTGCGTCTCCTACCTCGTCGTTTGTTTTTGACGACGCCTCATGTGCAACTAGAGCTCCACGCCTTGCAAATTCATTTTCAACTGTTGGGGCAAGTTCAGAAGCAATGAGGTATCCGTCATTTGTTAGCTTATTACCTTTTTCCAGCATAAAGTTAAGCCCAAATGGACCTATTGTACTTTTAATGGCATCCCCAACATATGTTACACCCTCTATTGCTTTATTTCGTGCCTCAAAACCTTTAATTGATATTTTCATCTTTTACAATACTTAAAATACCTGATAATTGTTTTGTAGAAATTTCCTGAGGAATTTCTGAAGAACTAATAGTATATAGTTCAATATCGTTTTCCTGTTCTAAAAGTTCATTGAATACTTCAAGTTGTTTTTCCCGTTCTTCTATTACTTTAGTATTTTCTGATTTAAGAGTGTCAAATTCTTTCTGTAACCCTTCTTGATCATCAATGTCGTATTTGTTATCTACAATAACAGGGTCGCCTTTTTCGTCTTTTTTAGAGTACTTTTTTGCTATCTCCACTCGTTTCAAATCAAAATCACTGAATTCTTTTGTTTTTTCTTGCGCCTTAAAAAGAGACTCAATTTCCGGCTTTAATTTTGCTATATTTCTAGCAACTGCATAATTAAACCTCACTCCTATTAAGTCTAACTGTTTCAATGTTTCGTATAAACTTAACAAATCTTTATTTTTCATTTGTATGTACCTTTACTCTTCACTCCGCCAAATAAAGAGAAGTGAAGAGTAAAAATTATTTGGCTTGTAATACCTCTATTCTATCATACTTTTGGTTGTGTCAAGGTGTTTATATCTTCTTACAATACTCAATTATAATAAATCTGCTTTCTTCCTTTTTGAATAACAACTATTACAAATATCGTCAGTAGTTCCTGGTATTTGTATACTATCTACATAACGTATTTTTTGTTTTTCTTTCCAAGGCTGTTCACAGTCCCAACATACAAAGTTTGTCATATTTGTTCACAATACTCTACACTAGCACCTGATTCGGAGTAGAGTGTATTATTTATTCTCTTATTAGTAGCCACCCATAAAATATCCAATAAGCCATGAAAAGAAAGCAATTACAAGAAATACTCCAATGAATACACCTATCCCTGCTGATGAATAATATGGGGTTTCGACGACTGTTCCATCGCATGAGTTTGTTGCAAGTGTGAATCCTTCCTGAGTAAAAAATCTATTGTAAGTTACTACTCTTTCAACTGATGTATTACAGCTTCCAATGTTTCCAGTAATATCTGGTGTTGAAATTAAATTTGTTGTGTTCATATTTATTACCTCTTACTTAATATTAAAATAACTAAAACATCGTGCTGGTAGCATTTCTATTATCGTGTTTGCATAATCACTACAAGGAATTTCTTGTGATTCAGGTTTTGAGAATATAATAATCAAAATTATTATAATAAAGGTCAAAGCCCAAAGTATTACATTTCTATTTTTATACATATTAAAACCGATTAGCTTCTAGAATTGGCAATCCTGCTTCTGTTGGGATATAGATTACTTGTCCTGCTTGTCCGTTTGAGAGTTGGTCAATCCAAAGATAGCGGAGGTATTCGTCATTGCCTTTTAAACTATCAGAAATAATTGCATTTGCTTCTGCCACACCTCTTGCTCTTGCGACTTCTGCTTCTGCTTTAAGTACAGCACTTTCTTTTAATGCTCGGGCTTCTTCGATAGCAATTTGCTTCTCCCATTCTTGTTGTCGAAGATTTGCTTGACCCAACAAGTCTTGTTTATACAGCTTATATCGTGGCGCAATTGCCATTGATAGTACGATGATGACTAGAATAGCAATACTGGTTCCAATAACCCAATTTATTATGATTTTATTTTCTGTTTCCATACTCTTATATACCTCTTAATTTATAAACACCTTCAAAGTCCTTTCATCATCTTGCACATCTAACTTTACTTCTTTGACGTTCCAGTTAGTATAGACTCTTCCTGTTTCGTCTATGAGTTCTATCCTTGATATTTTTGATAAGTTCATGGTTTTTAAAAAATATTAAAATCAATATTACGCTCAGCACATCTTTTCTCTACTTCATTCCAGTTGATTGCTTCTTTGGATAGAAGTCGTATTGCTGTTTGTACATGTTCGATAAATTCTTTATTTGATAAATTCATAACACTATTCTAATTCTTGTAATACTTGTTGCCAGTCTGTTTGATATTCTTGCAAAACTTCACAAATTGCAGTTAATCCTCCGTAAGATGCACCGATACCATTAAAGTTTTTTGGAAACTTTACACCATCTTTAATTAGAGATTGATACACTTTTGACCAGAGAGCTGTTTGTATTGGTATCTTATTTTTATTTTTCTCTATCTCTCCCTCTGCTATCTTTTTGAGGAGTTCTTTGTTTTGGGAGGTGATGAAAGATAGAACATAAGGTTTAGCGTCATATCCCCCTTCTTCTGTTGAGTCGTTGAGATTTGGGAATTGTTTCAGTAACTTCTCCTCTACCTCCTTATTGTGATTTTGTAGTATGTTCATATCTTCTTCCCACAGTTATTGAGGTGTGGACTCGTTAGGGATCAAAACTTTTCTAAAATCGCTTTTCTGATAGCTTCAAATTGTTCGTTCGTTATTTCTACATCCATCATTCCTTCAAAGTATTTCTCTACTCCAAATGGTGTAAGTTCATTGTATTTATTAAGTCCACCGAAGTTATTATTTTTTCTCTGCCATTCTTCACGAGCCTTGTTTTCTTCGTCTGTAAAATCTCTATATCTTTCTATTTTTAATTTAATCATATCTTCTATAAAGCCATAGGGCTTGGGGTTAGTTGGTAATTAAATCCTCTAAGTATTTGACTGCTTTATACCAGTTTTCTGTAAGATTTTTATTGTGAAATTCCATTGCATAGTACAACCAACCCGACATTATTCCAGTGTCTCCATCGGTATCAATAATTTCTTTTCCTTCCCACTTACACGCTTTTCCGAGACATTCCCAAAAGTTAGAATCTAAAACATATCTCCGATAAGCTGTTAAACCATCTTCTATGTTTGGTAAGTGTTTTGCGAAACCTCCTTCTATTGCTTTTTTAATTATGTTTTCCATACATCATATCCCCTAGGGGTGGTTAGTTATAAAATATCCTTTTGAAATTCTTCCATCAGGTAGTCTTTGAGAAACAAGCTGTGGTTTTGCAATACAGTTCTGACACCAAAAACCTTCTCCGTGATTGCATTTTTCCTTTTGTTTTCTTGTGGCAAGAAAGTTTTTAAAACCATAATCTTTTTTCGACATATTCTATTCATTACTACTAATAAGGTTTTTATCAAAACTTAAGATTTTGACACATCTATCACATAAATCAAAATTGTCTCTTTCTTCTTTCGTTTTGTAACCTCTCATCACATCATCGCTAAGTTGTTTACCGCAACTTTTACAAGAAAATCCTAGTCCCATATAATTTAATTAGTCCCTAGTTTTATTAAAGTGTTCTTCTCTTTGGAGCATTTGGGCTACAAGTAAGATGTTTTCTTCTTTCTTCCAGTCAAGGATTGTATTTTGTTTGTAAAAAAGTATGTGTCTTGCACCTTCTATATACTCTTTTATTTTATTTTCAATCATTTTATTTTTGAGATAAGGTTGATAATATCCTTTTTAATAAAAGTTTGTTCAAAACACTCCCAGTCTTGTTTGTCTATCATCTCCAATATTTCTTTCTCTTTGTTTGTTACTGCTAGGGAGACTTCTTCGTCTAGGAAGGATTTGAGGTCTTTTGATATTCTGTCATACATAACCTGTAGAATTTGTACTTTTTCAAAATCACTATCTTTATTTGGTGTTACTTTGATTTCAGTAAGGTAAGGAAACACCTCATCAAACCTTTTATGTCGCTCTTGTTGTTCGTTTGTCATGGTTATTTAATATGGGGTGCAATTAAATCTAACAGTTCGTGTTTTATGTACTTTGGAAAATAAAAACCTTGTCCTTTTGAAATTCCTTGCAGTCTACCAGTAACACATTTCCACCATTCAGTATCTTCGTGTTTATTTATATAATCAACAACTTCATCAACTGTCATATTTGAATTGTCACAACTACAATCGTGTGAGTGTCCACACCATTCAAGAACCATCATATTTCTGTATGGATTGATTATGTGTTTTTTGCAAAATATTTCTAAATCTGTGTATTTTGTTGCCATAGTGTTTATTGGATTACTAACCTATCATCATTTAAGATTTCAGATTGAAGTTTAGTGAGTAAGTCTACAACCTCTAAACTTTTACTTTGAGTTATGTGTTTTGAGATTATAGATACTGCACGGATATTTGTTTCTACTATTATTTTTGTTCTTCTAGTATCATAATGTTTATTGTGTGAAAGACAGGAAGCAGGAAGGTAGATAGCCGTCCGCTTAACTATCTATTGTTTTATGGATTTTTCACCACGTTACCAGATGCGTTTCCTGATACACAAGTATATTTCTATACCTCCTCCCGCTTTCTATCTTCCACTATTTAATTATCAATATTACTCACTATCTTGGTCTAGTCTTTAATAATCTTATACCCATTACTTTTAAGAAGGTTCATAGCTTCTTGCATTTTGTCGTCTTGTTTTGCTTCAATAGGATTGATTTCAAAGTCGCCTAGAACATATTGAGCTTTCCAATATTCATTTCCTGTTTGTTCTTTTGTGAGTTTTGTTATTTTTTCTGTATCATCTCCACCAATAAACCAACCCTTTGTGAATGATAATTTTGCAGAAACCCGTGCGTTGCCATAAACCTGTGCGTTGCCATAAATCCA